GCCAAATAAACTGCCACCAGCTGACATGCTGCAAAGACCACCCGATGATTTTTTCGATGATATGAGGAATTGTCCTAGTCCAGAAGAACATATCCAATTAGCAAACAACGACTGGATATTGGCCGGAGAAATTAAAGTAGGCGATGAAGTCATTACCTCAGAGGAGCCTCAGAAAGTAACTTATGCGAAAATAATTGAAGACAGCCCAAGACGAGAGGTTTTATTTACAGAAGGAGACAGTATTGTAACATCCCCTAGTCACCCTTATTTTGTAAAAGACAAAGGTTTTGTAGACGTAGAAGATTTGAAAGAAGGCGATGAAATTGGAGATTTGATCGTTAGTGAAGTAAAGCCTTTTTCCGATGGACCTGTAATTCATATTTCAGTGGACAAGGCTCAAACCTATATGCTACGAGGCGGTACCGAAGAAAACCCTGTGCCTGCGTTGTCACATAATAAATCACTTCACCCACCAGACTTGTTTGCAGACTTGTTTGGTTAGACAGGAGATAAAATTATTGACACCGTAGATTTTGCTTATAAACTATTAAAAATAGTTGAAGAGAAACAAGAACGAGTAAAAATGATGATGCTTAACGGTGAAGTTAAGAACTGGGAGCATTATCGACACTTGACCGGACAAACAGAAGCCTTGGCTTATGTGAAGACCGAGATAAACACGTTACTGGATAAACAAGGAGACTAAACCTGTGAGTGACGCAAATTCCGCCCTTGAACAAAAGTGGGCGCAGGAAGAGGCCAATAAGGCCCCTTTACAAAAAGCCTATGAAAAAGTTGGCAACAAGAAGACGGATGAGGAAAAACTTAATCCGGAAAAGCTGTCTTCTGATCTATTAAGCCAGCTTCCTGAACCAACCGGTTGGCGCATCCTTATTCTTCCCTACCGCGGCCAAGCCCGCACAGAGGGAGGTATATACTTAACAGAGAAAACCGTGGAACGGCAACAAATAGCCACGGTCCTCGGTTATGTGTTAAAAACAGGTGAACTCGCTTATCAAGACGAAAACAAATTTCCAACAGGTCCTTGGTGTGAAGCCGGGGATTGGGTTTTGTTCGGACGATATGCCGGCTCTCGCTTTGAAATAGAAGGCGGAGAAGTCAAAATATTGAACGATGACGAAATCATTGCGAAAGTAACCGACCCAGAAGCAATTCTGCATAATTATTAACATGAGGACTAAATCATGCCAGCACAAGAACTAACTAAAACAGACGAAGAAAAAATGGTGGACTTGGATGTTTCCGGCCCCGCCGTCGACGTCGAACTACCCCAAGAAGGAGCCACAATAACCGAAGTCGAACAAGAAACGGTTAAGGAAGAACAAATACCCCAAGCAAGGGCCACAGAGGCAGAGCAAAAAGAGCCGGACGAGCTTGAAAGCTATAGCAAAAACGTTAAAGCTCGGATTAACAAACTAACCGGGAAACTAAGAGAGGCGGAACGAAGAGAGAAAGCCGCCACAGAGTATGCTCAAAACGTAAAAACAGAGAACACAAAACTAAAAACAAGAAATTCTGCGTTAGATGGAAACTACATTGTGGAGTTTGCGAACAGGATTACCACAGAAACAGAAGCCGCTAAACAACAATTAAGACAGGCTACTGAAAACGACGAAGTGGATAAGCAGGTAGAGGCCCAACAAAAACTGGCACGATTAGCAGTGGAGGCTCAAAACCTTAAGTCCTTGAACGATAGAAGGAAACTACAGGTTAGTGCAGCAGAACAGGCTGCAACAACCGCAGCAACAAAAACAGCTCCTCCGGAAGCGGCTCCCGCGCCGCCTGATCCAAAGGCAGAAGCCTGGGCAGCAAAAAATAATTGGTTCGGAAAAGATGCTGCTATGACCATGACCAGTTTTGTACTGCATCGAACATTAACCGAAGAAGAAGGGTTTGACGGATCAGAAGATGCGTATTATGATGAGATAGACAAACGAATAAGAGAAGAGTTTCCACATAAGTTTAATGGAGACGCTACTTTACAAGACAACCGTCCCGCCCAAACGGTCGCATCTGCAACGCGCAGCGCGAAAAAAGGGCGCGGTAAGAACACTGTGAGACTCACACCATCACAGGTTGCAATCGCCAAAAAATTAGGTGTGCCACTAGAAGAGTACGCAAAATACGTGAAGGAGTAAAAAATGGATAAAACCACAACAGACGTAAAAGAAACAACTCGAGCTTCACGCGGGACCGATACCCGAGAAAAACAATCTCGACGTAGACCTTGGTCTCCACCATCCGCATTGGATGCACCCCCAGCCCCTGAAGGCTATCGACATAGATGGGTAAGAACAGAGGTCCGCGGACAAGCCGACACAAAAAACATGTCAGCAAGACTCCGTGAAGGATACGAACCTGTGAGAGCAGACGAATATCCGGACTTTGAAGCTCCCACCATTGAAGATGGTAAACACGCAGGATGTATTGGGGTAGGAGGGCTGATATTAGCTCGTATACCTGAAGAAACCGTAAAAGAACGGCAACACCATTTCGATTCAAGAACTGAAGGACAAATGGACGCTGTTGATAACGACTACTTTAGAGACGGCTCGCATCCCTCCATGTCGGTTTCAAAACCAAATCGACAAACTCGTGTAACTTTGGGCGGTAAGAGAGCAGTTGACGACAACTAATCTTTTATCGGTAACAATAATTCATCGTTATTTAGGAGACTAAATAAATGGCTAACGTAGATAAAGCCTTCGGGCTTCGTCCGTACAAAGGTCTTAATGTTGGTTCGGCTGTACAAGAAGCAAACAAATACAACATTTCTCCCTCTGGATACGACACAAACATCTTTCAAGGTGATTTAGTTATATTCGCAGGTGGTTATATCAACAGGGCAGCAGCTAGTTCCGCTAACCTTGTTGGCGTATTTTCACATTGCTACTATGTTGCATCTGACGGCACCCCGACCTTTAAGAATTATTACCCAGCGGATACGACTGCACTCGGAAGTGGCGCCATAGAAGCATATATCTATGACGACCCTAACCAAATGTTTGTAATACAAGCAGATGGTGCCTCAGCAGTAACTTGTGTAGGCAGAAATGCAGACACAGACGGTATTGGCGGTAGTACAACAACGGGCGTAAGCACTCGGGAGCTTGATTCAAGCACAATAAACACCACTCAAGGGCTTCAGCTCAAGATTATGGGTGCGGTTCAAGATGATATTAACGGGGATCTCACAGCGGATAATGCAAATTTGGTTGTAATAATCAATGAGCACGCTTACAGAGGTCCTGTAGCTGGAACATAAGGAGTAAATAATGGCTATAAGTAGAGCGCAACTCGTAAAAGAATTGCTACCTGGCTTGAATGCTCTCTTTGGACTAGAGTACAGTCGCTATGACCAAGAACATGAAGCAATTTATGATACTGAGTCTAGTGACCGAGCTTTTGAAGAAGAGGTTATGCTCACTGGTTTCGATACAGCACCTGTTAAATCAGAAGGAGCCGGAGTTGCATTTGATCAAGCACAAGAAGCCTTTACGTCTAGGTACACCCATGAAACGATTGCATTGGCGTTTTCAATTACTGAAGAAGCTATCGAGGACAATCTTTATGACAAATTGTCAGCAAGATACACTCGTGCGCTTGCTAGAAGTATGAGTAACACCAAGCAAGTAAAAGCAGCCTCTGTCCTGAATAGAGCGTTCAATTCAAGTTATCCAGGCGGCGACACGAAAGAACTTTGCGCAACAGACCATCCAACTGTGGGTGGCGCTAATTTGCGTAATGAGCTTTCAACGTCTGCTGACCTTAATGAGACTTCATTAGAACAAGCACTAATCGACATTGCGGCCTTTACTGATGAGCGGGGACTAAAAGTTGCTCTCCAAGGAATGAGACTAATTCTTCCTAAAGAGCTTCAATTCACCGCTGATCGTTTGATGGAATCACAAGGACGTGTGGGTACTTCTGATAATGATATTAACGCTATACGCAACATGGGCATGGTCCCAGAAGGCTATACCGTAAATCATTATCTTACTGATACAGATGCGTGGTTCATTAAGACTGATTGTCCGAACGGGTTCAAAATGTTTAACCGTTCACCAATCAAGACTTCAATGGAAGCGGATTTTGATACTGGTAATGTACGATACAAGGCTCGCGAAAGATATTCGTTTGGGTGGTCTGACCCCCGAGCAGTCTTTGGCAGCCCCGGAGCATAAGCAATAAGCTAAATTGGAAGTTGTAATACACTTTCTTACTCAGTATTACAGAGAAGGGGGCTTCGGCCCCTTTTTTCTTTCTTTTTGTATTTTTTCCAAGTAATATAGTTCTTGTATCTAGGGTAAACTTGTCCTACAGACTGACCTAGCAGACAAGCCAAGACGGTAGGACTTATTTCCAATGGAGGAAATTATGGCAAAATCAACCTTTTCAGGCCCTATAAGGTCTTTAGCAGGTCTTATAAATGCGGGCTATAGCTCGGTTGTTAGTTTAACAGCTAACACGACTATCACAGTGGCGTCTCATGCCGGTAGGATATTATTGTGTAATGATGCAGACGGAGTGTTTACACTTCCCAGCATCGTTGTTACAGAACCTACAGACAAAGGCGACCCAAATCAATTATGTAACTTAGGTGCTCAGTTCACTTTCGTAGTTGTTACAGCGGCGACGGATATGGACATCACAACCGATGGCACTGACAAATATGTCGGTGGTGCTTATACCGGTATTGATGACAGTGCAGCAGGGAAGACCTTTATTTCCGGTGCTTCTAATGACACTTTTACACAAAACGGCACAACTAAAGGCGGTTTAGCAGGAAGTATTGTGGTGATTACTGCAATAGCAAGCGCTAAATACCATGTTGCAGCACAGCTACTTGGTTCAGGAACTTTAGTAACACCATTTGCTGACGCTTAATAGGGGGTAGATTATGGCTAATACAGTCACAGGACCCACTATTCAATATGATTA